GTTCGATAAGCGAATGATCGCACGCTTTGTACTGAGTGCATTTGACGTGTTGATCGCATTGTATCGTGAAGCTGGTTTTTCTGAGGCTGAACTTCTCGAATTGCAATGCATCGCCGAAGATACTGCTTTCCCATTGGTGAATGTGAATGGTGATGTCGTGGAGTTCTTTGGAACCAATCCTTCAGGGCATCCCCTCACAGTCATCATCAACTCCATTGTGAACAGCATTTACATGCGATACGCCTATGTTTTGGCAAATCCGCAAGGTGAGTGTTCCACGTTCAAGGAAAACGTGAATTTGTTCACATATGGTGATGACAACATCATGGGTGTGTCACCCAAGTGTGAGTGGTTCAATCACACTGCCATTCAAGGTAAGCTGGCTACGATTGGAGTGCAGTATACTATGGCAGACAAGGAGGCAGAAACCAAACCTTTCATTCACATCGACGATTGCTCATTCCTGAAAAGGAGTTGGCGTCATGATTTAGATGTGGGAGCGTTTGTGTGTCCCTTGGAGGAAGAATCCATTCACAAATCACTCACTGTGTGGGTCCCCTCAGCTACTCTGTGTCCTGAAGCACAGATGGTTGATGTGATCAGCAGCGCAAACAGTGAGTACTTCTTCTATGGGAGAGAGGTGTTTGAAAGACATCACCGCTTTTTCAAGGAGATTCTTGCGCAAAGCCCGTACTGTCATTATGTGGCAGAATCGACTCTTCCAGGTTGGGACCTCCTCGTTAAGAGGTTCTGGAAGGCGTCGGAAGGCAACAAGGACCCGACCCGCTAGTGTGTGCTTGGCAGCTCCCACTAGTGTATTTATTGTCACAGAAAGTATTTATTGAAAAGAACAAAAGTGTTGAGGAGGTCACCGAAAGTACCTCCCCTCTTGCTGGGTATTTGAGCACCCAGTACGAGAGTAATAAGTCTCTTTTCTCATTGCAGAGTGATGAATCCGAAGGAAGTGCTCCTAGTGATTCTACTCCTGCAACAACTGTCTCCTTCAGTGATGGCGTTGCTGGCGAAATGTATATGGTGCCACCATCGATCAATCCTGTTGCTGGAGTTGACAGTACACCAGATGTCGGTCTTGCACAATTTCTTGCCCGCCCAGTCGTTATCGACACGACTACGTGGACAACATCTGATGCAAATGGGCCTTATCAAACCATCCGACCCTGGAAACTATTTATGGCAAATGCCGCCGTCACGCGAAAGTTGAATAACTATGCGTTTTTTCGTGGCAAACTCCATGTCAAGTTTGTGATTAATGCTACACCTTTCCAGTTTGGACTAATGCGCGTTTCATATCGTCCTTTGGTAGGTTTCGTCAAGGATAAGACCGCTCCTCTGGATGCAAATTCAATTGGTCGCTTGATCCAACGTTCCCAACAACCAGGTGTCTATCTTGAACCATCAAAGAATGCGGGAGGAGAAATGGAACTTCCCTTCTTCTATCACAAGAATTGGTTGGATATCACACATGAAGCAGACGTTAACTCATTTGGAGAATTGCAATTTGATGTATTTTCTGCGTTGGCTGTTGCGCTATCTGGAGCTTCCTCGACGGTTACCATTCGTACTTTTGCGTGGATGTCTGATGTTGAGCTTATGGGACCAACTACAAAGTTGGTACTCCAGAGTGATGAGTACGGTGATTCTCCTATTTCGGGTCCCGCTACGGCTATTGCGAATATTGCGTCTTATTTGGTTGATGTTCCGGTTATTGGCTCGTTTGCTCGCGCTACTCAAATCGGTGCAAGTGCTGTGAGTTCAATTGCGTCATTCTTTGGTTTCACAAATGTCCCAAATGTCAGTAATGTAAATCCAGTTTATTGTATGTCAGCTCCACATCTTGCAACGTCTGATATTTCTGTGCCGTACCAAAAATTGGTGTTGGATCCAAAGACTGAGTTGTCGATTGATCCCACATTATTCGGTTTGTCGAATGAGGATGAGTTGTCGTTGTCGTATTTGAAAAAGAAGGAATCGTTGTTTGGTATGTCTTCCTGGTCCACCGCAGATCCAGTGAACACGAAAGTGATGAATTTGCGTGTGACACCATCACTGAATTCGAATTGGAATCTCGACAATGCTTCAGATGTGACTGTTGGTTGGCGCACGTATCATACACCTCTTTCGTACATTTCGCAATTGTTCAAGCACTGGCGAGGCACTTTGCGCTTCCGTTTCAAGATTGTTTGTACCAAGTACCACAAGGGTCGTCTGAAATTTGCGTTTGATCCAATTGGCGACATCAGTGCTCTTGTGTCTGAGACGAACGAAGTTTACACACACATTCTTGATTTGGGAGAATCTGATGAAATCATCATTGATGTACCATATCATCAAGCTTTGGCATGGCTCACAATCAATCAGAGTCAGAATGATGATTGGAATCTCGGCGATCCTTTGACCCCTAATGCGAATGCAGCAAATGGAATGATCTCAATCAGTGTGTTCAATGTTCTGG